CAAGTGTATCGAAATCTGTATAATCATTTACTACAATACCAAGATCTTGATAAGATTCTTGTACAGTAGATTCAGCGAAAAATGCCATAATTATTATTCCTCCTATTAAGCCATCAAAGCATCAGCTTCTACTGCAAGAAGATCAGCATCGAAAGCACCTTCAGTTTTAGGGCTATATGCAACAGCTTTAGCAAATACACGACGAGCTTGAGAAGCAGTTTTCTTAGCAATAGCTAATTCAGCTTCAAGTAAAACAACGTCTGCTTTAGAACATGCATTAGCAATGATAGCAATGTTTTTAATTTCTTCTTTGTTTTTCTTTTGAGCATCACTAATTTTTTTAGCTAATTTCTTTTCTGCATTAACATAATCTTTTTGAGCTTTTTTAACAGATTTAGAATCTTTCAATTCATTTTCAACTTCAGTAGCAATAGAAGTATATTTAACTTCATCTTCGTCTTTGAATGCTTTTTCTAACATTTCTTTTTTAGCTTCAGCATGAGAGGAGATACCAGAACCGATTTTAGAATAAACTTTTTCAAGAATATCAGAAGCATCGGATTCGTCATATTGTTCACCTTTGTAGTCTTCAATATTAGAGTTAACAGTGAATTCATCTTTAGTAGGTTCTTCGTATTTAACTTCTAATTTAGAAAGATCTTTGGATTCCAAAGATTTTTTAAATTTATTATAGAATGCTTTATTGTCGCTCATTACACGAGCAGCAATTTTTGCATACCAACCATTAAAGAAAGCTTTGATTTTAGCCCAAACTTTCTTAAGGAAATTTACAACTTTAGTTTTAACAACTTCCCAAGATGCTTCTTGGAAAGGTTCGATTTCAGCACCTTCTTGAACAAGTGCGTATTCTTTCATATCAGAGCGTACACATTCGCCGAAAATTTCAGCTTCAAATTGAGTACATTCTAAAGCAATAAGCCCAAGACCTGCTTCGCATTCGTATTTAGCGGAGTTTTCAAGGGTTACGTTGATATCTTCAGTATCATGACCACCGAAAAATGCCATAATTATTATCCTCCTTAAAAAGTTATACTTAATAGTATAAAAGGTTTTAATTAATTTTTAACCCAAAATAGGTTAGATTTATTAAATTGTTACACGTATAGAGTTAGAGACTAATATAAATTAAGCTATTATTATATTAATATCTAATGCATTATTCTCTGTACCAATAGTATTGATATTTAAGAACTCAGGAATTCTACCAACAATAGATTCATCTTTACGATAAATGTGTTGATAGCCTGGACCATATCCATTGAAGTCTAAGAATTCAAAATAGGTTACATTCTCTGCATACTTTTGAGTTATAAATGTAATAATGTTAGGAATATGAATATCAGAGATTCTAGATTTATCTTCAATATACTTTCTAATATCATTCTTAATATACTCAGTTAAGTATTTATCAGTAGTAGTCAAGAATTTAACTTTGAAAGTCATAGATAGGTTAACTCTATTTAATGGTACTCCATCATTTACATAGAATAGTTTAGATGGACCATATGTATTAAAGAACTTGATGTCTATACCGAAGCTATCTTCTAGTACATCTAGACATTCAAGAATATGAATACGTTTCTTTTCAAGATTATTAATAAAGTCTTGAATTCGTTCTTCTGTATTTACATAGTCGTATGAGATAACTGGTACACGATCTATAATATAAGAGATTTGACCATTGTCTTGTTTTCTAATCTTGATATGAGACTCAATCAAGTCAGAGTAGTTATACAAGAAGTCAATACCATATTTGACAGTATACTCATTGGTTAAGCTATACCCTTCAAGGAAGTCAGCTGTAAAGATTTGATCTGCTTTATGAAGACCAGCATTATATCCAAATACATCTTTAGCAAATACAAATATTTTCATATTCATATTATTAGCCATATACCCAGGACTTAATCTAGTCGCATTACCAACTTCATAGATATTATTAATCTTGAGCTTAATATTCTTATCAATTTTATTATCAGTATTAAGCTTGAACTTATAGTCCATAATGAATGTATTTTGATCGTAGTTTACAAATTCAGCTTCAGTCCATCTGTAAGGAACTTGATACTTTTCATCACTATAGAATACAGCTAAGACTTTAACATCTACACCAGTAATCTTCTCTGGGTCATATGGATCATCTCTATGAACTAAACCAATATCGGATTGGATATTCTGCATGATGGAGATATCCCCTACATATGTATCACGTTCACTTAGATAATGACGATACCAATTCATTTTATTAGCCACAAACTGTACTTTAGAGTCTTGATTTACATAAGTAAATTCAAGTAGTTTGTTTACATCCATGATATTCATATAGTAAGATACATATAATGGTTTCTTATTAACGATACACATGAATGGGTTCATATATAAGAACTGATTCTTTCTAGCGGTATTAAGTTCTTCTTCAGAAGCTTGATATGCTACAGAAGCATTTGTAGTTCCATCATATTTGATAATATTACCAGCAGTCAATATATAGTTCGAATCTGAGATATTATCAAAGTCACGTCTAATTGCTTCAATTGGTATAGTATTAGTTGGAATAATATTTGTAGGAGAATCCATTAATACGAATGCATAATACAAACGGGCTAATGGATTATCCATCTTCTTAAAGAAGAATAGTTTATTATCATCATCGTCAATAGTATTAAAGTAGTTATTAATATCAGTACTATTAGTTACACTACCACGAGATAAAGCCTCTTTAGGAATGAGTTTCTTTAAGTCGGCAATAGAACGTTTATCAATACCATATTGAGCGTCCGATGTAGGAATTACTAATAGATTCAATCTATCATAATTTATCTTCTCAGATTTAACTCTAAAGTATATACTATCTTTATATGAGATATTACCATTAGCACCCTGACAAGTATATAAGTTAACTGTAACTTCAGTATTAGCTGTAGGTAAATAAGAGCTATTATCAAACATTACACGAATAGTAGAAGAATCTATATAAGTATAATTACAGAAATTATTTATACCATCAGTATTCAAACCATTATAAACTGGTTTGAGTTTTCTTGTTGGTTGATCGTATTCTTTTACATCTACATCAAATCCAGCTAATTGATTATCAAATTCAAATTGAAGCATCTTAGATTCTAATGGATTTGTAGTGATAATAGTCTTATGATAAGTAGTATACTCATATTGACGTAGATCTACTAATAGCATAACTACATTACGACCATCAATCTTAGATCTAACTGTAGGTTTTAAGTATGGATCAACATCATTAGAGTTTCTAGTTATAATAGGGTTACTTTGAGTAGTGTCATACATACCCGTATAGATATACTCACCTGTAGGCAACTCAATACGTTTGATAATCAAATCATATGGTAAATGGAATTCATAATCACCTACCATGATTTTTATATTACGGTCAAATTTAAATGTGTCAGAGACCGTATTCAAGATAAGTTCATCTTCATAGAAGACAAACATAGCTTGCATAGTTGCAGGCTCAGCAAAAATCTTATTAATACCGAGCATCAAAGCATGAGAGATTACATTCTTTTCAAATTTAGCTTTAATAGGAATAGCTTCATTAGAATACTCAGCTGCCATAGTAACAGCATTTTGTAGAGCATTAGAATTTACATCTCCCATATAGCCAAATATACCCATAGAGAGGGTAATTTCATCTTCATCTACATATCTTTTCTTAATATTTTCAATATATTGATGTATATCATATATATTGGCATTAAGTAAAGTAGTCTCCTGATACGATCGGAGAGTCTTGTTTACTGATACCGCATCAGATGCCATTTATTTATCCCTCCCATTTGAGTTTATAGAAACCTTTATTAGGTAAAGTTTCATTAAATCCGTAGTTCATATTATATTTAGGATCTTGGAAATAAGCGAACTTATTTAGTCCTTGACCTTTATCTGTATTATCATCAGTAGATAATCCTAGACCAGCTCTTATAGTATTCATATTATTATTGAAGTTTTCAGATATACCAGATGTTTCTCTTTTAAGTTCATCATTAATATCATCCATATGAGTAGCTATATATGTGCTGCCGCCTAACATAGTACCAGCAACAATCTTACCAGTATTCTTAATACGTGTTTCAGCAGAGTCTTCTGCTTTATATTCACTAACATGAAATCCATCGCCAGCAGCCATTTGTTGTTGAATTTGTCCACTGGTAACAGCACCGCCACCATTATTTACAGCACCGCCTGCAGTACCACCTTGGAATTGCATATATGCTGGAAGAGCTATATATGGTCTTTGCATATATTCACCACTCCAACCATTAAATTCATCCATATATCCACCTAGAGATGGATCACCAGCTGGAATCTTTTTAGCAATCTCATTAAAGTCTAATATAATATTAGGATCCATATCTTCTACATATGCGGCTTTAAAGTTAATAGTAAACTTTACATTACCATCTGCAGGAAGATCAGAGAATGTACTCCTTGGTACATTCTTAGGGTATACTCCAATAAACTTAGAGTAATGAATAATAGACTCACCATCTTCACCAACAATAAACTTATACATAGCCATTTGGTCATGGATAATTTTACCATTTAGATATCTATCATCAACAAAGTCAACTAGACCATAGTGCTTCATACGTTCATATTCATCGAACAATCTAAACCACATATATACTTCTAGATACTTTGTATCTTCAAATTCAACAGAGAACTCATGGTTTTCATCTGATTCATAAGATGTACCACGATAGAATATAGAAGATCCTAAGATATTCTTAGATGTCTCATAATCACTTGCTGTAGTAATATCTGGTAAATCTACATTAGATCTTTTATAGTTAGATAAGAGATTGACAAATGGTCTACCACAAGCAGAATAACTTAAGCTTTGTAATACATCATTATATCTCTTTGATGCTTCAACTATTAAAGAGTTATTAGCAATAGATGGATTTAAGTTTACACCATTAAATAACTGTAAGTCAGGTGTAGTAAAGAAAATAAATTCTTTAGTAAAACCCATCCAGTTATTTGGATCTAATCTTTCATATCTAGCAAACTTCTCATATTTCTCTTTCTGAGTTACTCGTCCAGCACCAATACCAAGACCATTTGCTTTTACATATTTAAGTAATCCACTAGATGATTCATCGAATTCAGGTCTCGCAGTATTATCTAATACATTAACACCGGATGTAAATTTATCTATACTATCTCCAATACTATTAATAGCATCTGCTGCATCATTACCTAGTTTAGTAACAGCTCCAGCAACTTTACCTACAGTATTGACATATATTGTATTTTTTACATTTTCTACAGTACCAGTTACAGCATTCTTTCCTTTTTCTGCTACATTACCTATAGCATCTCCAACGCCAGATACTGCATTATCTATCGCTTTGTCTATAAGGGTTTTATCATCGTCTGCCATTACAAATATTCCCCCTTTCTTATTTAATTTAATCTTATGTTAAAATGGCTAATTCTTATCGTAATTGTATATTATTATAGTGAAATAGGGATAAAGCATATAGATATATGATCTTATATCACAGCTTTCAGTTATTTGTTTTACTATACCGTTTTAAGCGAGGCTGATGATTATGAGAGACTATATTGAAGATATTATATTAGATGGTGAATTTCCTAAATTAGAAGAAGCTAAAAATGCATGTAACGTTTATACAATAGCAATCACTTCTGATGAAGATTATATTAGTTTTGAGGCTGTTAAAGTAGAGGATTACAATGAAATAGTTTATCTTTATAATTCACTAATCGATGACCTTATTGACGGAGGTCTAGTTAATAATTATTCTCATACTTATAAGTGTATGAAAAAAAGATTTTTCAAAATTTAATGAGAAAAATCTATATGCTTTATTTTTTTTCTTATTTACCCATTTTAACATAAGATTAAAGTCATATATGATACTATAAGGAGGTACTTTAAATGATCCTTAAGGATTTAATTACAGATGTTTTAGACGCTGCGGATGGTACCGAAATTGGTAAATTTGTTTCCAAGAAGAATCCATCTATTAAGTCTATTACTCGAGCAAATAAAGATTTAACTATGACATTCCCTGTCATGGTTTCTAATACTGTAGACCCAGTGTCTGCACAATTAGTAGCTAGAGCTTTGGAACGTAAATTCGTTACATTAACTCAAATGCTATTATCTGCTATTTCTATTACATCTTCTAAAGATGCTATTGATCATCTTAAAAATGTCCATGCTAACTTAGACTTGTCTAGTTTCTTTGACGTTGATGATTATCTTGCAGTTAGTGAAGAATCTACTGCTATGCATATATTTGATGCAGACACAGTTAAAGCTGTATATGAAGCATTTAGACAAGAACGTTTACGTGCTAAACCTATCAATCATTTACGTGAATCATTGATGGATGATATGATGGCTCAGATGCGTCAAAATTCAGATTTCAATACAGCTGTTGCTAATAATAGATTTAATAATTTATCTGATGATGATAAACTTAGGGTAGTAAGACTAATAGATACTGATACAGCAACTCGAAATAGAGATTTAAATAATAGAAATAGAGATTTGCAGAATCAGAATAGAGATTTAACTCATCAGGTTCGAGACCTAAGAGGTAATGAAGCTAGAATGAGAGGAAATTTTACTAGAAATCAACGTAGAATGAATGATAGAATGAGAGCTTTACAGCAAAGTAATAATAATTTGCAATCTCGTTTAGATGATATGCGTAATAATACTAGAGCTGGATTGGCTAACGTATCAAAAGACCAAATGGATTATAAGAAAGCTAATGAATTGCAACCTACATTGTTGAAAATTCAATTCATTAGTACTAATGATAACAATGACCCAATTACTGTAGATGCATACGTTGGTATTAAGTCTAAGATCTACTGTGTAGACTCTGCAGATATTGCTAACCACATTGTATCTAAACGTAGCTATAACTTTAGCTTATATAACTTAATCAAAGCTACTTCTGGTGAAATTGAATTCTGGAGAGATTTCGTATTCGCTATTAAGAAAGCTAAGATTGATGCCGTATCTAATACTAACCGTGGTTCTTCTTCTAAACTTTGGAAAGTATTAGAACGTCGTGCTCTAGCTTCTAAAATCAATCGTTTCATGTCTTTACGTAATGATGCTACAGCAATTACTACTTTAGTAGTATCTGCTTATGATGTAGAAATGCTTCGTAAGATGGAAGATATTGATATCTCTAATTCTCGTGTAGCTCGTAAATTGATGGATGACTATAACTTAGTAGGTATTGTTATCGTTGATGATTCTACTGAGTCTGCTAAATTCATCTTTGATACTGGTGATGATGAATATGAACCATATACATTCAAAACTTTAAAACGTGAAGATAAAATGGATTATAAACAAATGATTCAATTACTTGCTGGAGGTAGATAGAATGTCAAGATATGTATTAAAAGAATTCATTGAAGCTAGCAAACTAATGGATCTTTCTGATAAAGAAACTTACGTTACAGTTGGTGTTGTTAATGAAGCTGAACAACGTGAAGTCCTTTTAGGTGTAACTAATAGACTCTATGAAAAGATTGAAGCTAAAGTAACTGATGTAGACTTTGGTACAATTCCTCAATCTAGAGGTGATTTCCTTAAGATTGATAATATTGATATGGTAACTGATGCAGTTACTGATATGAAAAAAATTTACCAAGAATACAAACAACCTTTGACTTATATTAATACTATTACTGATGCAATTAATAATATCGTTGAATTGAAAAATGAATTCCAACGTTGTTTTGCGTCTAATACTAGTCTAGGTATTGTATTATATAACTCTACTGCTATGGCAGTAATTAGTGGTATATCTTTACTTATTGCTTCCACTATTGATTTCATTGTAGATCCTAAAACAAAATCTATCGAAGTATCTGTAGATCGTGTAGCAGTATCTAGAAGTAAAGAATTAGTTCAATTACAAACTCTAGCAGAATTCAATAATCTCTGTAAAGGTAATAAACTTAGAAAGGTATTGAATGACCTAATCAAAGTAAGCTCTAAGAACTTGGCTGGTACATCTGTATTAGCAGTTATTGGTGTAAGTATTGGTCTTATCTTTACAATCGTTCCAATTCTTCGTGAATTGATTTACTACTTCTATTATTGTAGAGCAAGTGTAGCTGAGTACTTTGATACTCAAGTTTCAATGCTGTCTTTGAATGCTGCACGACTTGAGACAGCTGGTGACCCTAAAACAGCAAACGAACAACGTAAATATGTAGATCGTTTCCGTAAGATTTCCGACTTCCTCGCAGTTGATGCTAAAGAAGCCTCTAATAAAACTGATGACAATGTACGTCAAGATGAAAAAGAAAAATATAAAGTTGATGATGTAACTGAAAGTCTTCCAGACTCCGCTGCATCCTCATTATTCTAATGAAGGGAGCATAGAAAAATGCATTTTTCTAGAAAACAGGTTAGAGAGTCTAATACTCTAAAGATGGTAAAACAAGCAGAGAAAGACACTCTTGAAAAACAATTAAACGAGTCTAAGACTATCATTCCAGAAATTAATAATGTAATGACTGAAAGTCATTTAGCTCGTTCTAAACGTTCTTTAAATATCCGTATGGAAGCTAAAGCAGCTATTAAAGAACACTTCTTAACTGAAGCAATCAAATATATTTATGACGAATGTACAATTCCAGATCTTCAAAAAGAATCTACTAAGATTATTCGTGATACAGTAATCCGTGGATTCATTAAAGAGAATGGTGTAGAATCTATTATTCGTACTTTCAATACTAAGTCTTTATTCTTAGCTGATATTGCTAAATCAATCAAAGAATCTACAGATGAAGTAGTTAAAGCTAATGATGATAAACTTAAAAACCCTGATACTAAAGTATCAGATGTTACAGTAGATCCTGAATATCAAGATTCTTTCATTGATAAGATGGCTCAACAAAAAGAAGAAATCGAAGATGTTGGTGCTTTAGTACAATCCCACGTTGCCAATAATGTAGAAGACTTTATTGCTTCTAACGTTGAAGATAAACAACAAATCAAAGATATCCTAGATGAAGTAAAAGAAAAAGTAGCTAATATTAAAGCATCTAATGCTGATGTAGCAGAGGACATCAAGGAGTCTATGATTTTAGGTGCTAAACGAAAAATCTATAGCGTAAAGAGTGCTAAGAAGAGCCTTCTAGAAGCTATGGTTAAACACTTAGCTAAACGTGTAATCTCTGAAAACCATACAGAATTCTTGACTGAATCTAAAACTATCAATACTGATAAGATTGTAGAAACAGCAGAATGTATGTTAACTATGCTGGTGCTTTCTGAAGCTCTAGGGTTTGACTTAGATGAACAAAAAGTTCGTGCAATGTACAAATAAAAAATAAAAAAAAATAATGACTCCATCTAGTTTAACTAGATGGAGTCTAATAATTTAGTTCACTCTTATTCTTCATATACCTCCTTTTATTGATGTGGATGAACTTCATCCCAATGTACTCCAAACACGTCCTCATCGGACCATAGTTGACCGCAGTCAACAGATAAGTCTAGTTCCATTTCTTCGAATAACATATTCTCACCTCCTTTCAATATAAAATAATGAGAATATTATTCTTCATCTTGATGCTGTTGTTCTTGCCGTTCCCGCTCTATCCGAGCTTCTTCGGCATCCAATACTATCCGCATCACTTCTACTGATCCTTCAAATACCCAGTCAGTCATATGAATCACCTCCTTTACTAATCTATGATTCACCTTAATAATATACAGTTATTATATCTTAGTTTTACAATAAGCCTACAAGGAACATAGTTTCTTGCGGCTTAATCGCCAAACACCTCCTCAGCAACCCGTAGTGCTATCAAGCACAATGCAAAAGCAGGGGATGACTCCCGCTCTTCTGCATCCCGCATATGTACACCTACCCGTGGAAATACGTATGGTAGTACCATCCGTAAATACCGCCGTGCCCCAGGCATACACCGCAGTGAGAAAACTAAACCACCTGTATCTATCATTAGGCATCAACCTCCTCTTCAATATTTCCACCAAATAAATCAATTAGCAGTGCTGTCACTGCCACATCTGCGAGATGTGTTATAAATGCATCATTCACCTCCTCTTCTTCAGATTCTGCAGGAATCCACTCACCATCTCGTTGAATAAGCACTGCTGCCTGATCTAAAACCTCTAATACTTCGGACTCGGATAAATATCCTAATACATCCGAAGTGATTGGTGTTGTATAGCAGCACCGCCCATTTTCTAAGATGGCAAGTTCAAATAATCCCTGCGATCCGCCAAAGGTCGTTGACCCACGAGTGACTGATACTTCTAAGCCATGGCGTGTAGCAAATATCCACTGCTGGCGTTCAGTGTGACAGAAGTTCGCAGGGCGAATTTCATATGACTCAAACATAGGGTGATCCATAAACGCTTGTACTTGTTGAAATTCCATAATATAACCTCCTTATAAAATAATAACTAATACTATGAAATCAATTAAATAATATATAGTCATATATATACTATTACAAAAAAATAAATGCCCCATAGGAGTTTATAACTCCTATGGGGGATTATTGTATTATTTAGATTCTAGTTTAGCCATTAATGCATTGTATTTTTCATTCAAGTCATTATACTTTTGAGTAAGATCTTGAACTTGTTTTTCTAAATCAACTTGTTTAGATGCACTTAATTTTTTAGTACCTTGACCAAACTTGAAGTTTGCACCAGCACTAATCATATTATTAGAATCACCTAATGTAGTAGCAATATTAAACATTGTATTTTCATTAGGACGATAGAAAGCACCAATAGCAGTTGCACTAGAATTCTTATAATTGCCAACTCCAACAGAGAAACTCCATTTATCATTACGATCAAAATCTAATGGATGCAATCCTGCTAATGCTGCAGAAGCTGCACCTACTTTAGATACTTGAGAATCTGTATAGGATTTAGCTTGACTAATGGATCCTTCAGATACATTTCTTAATTGTGCTACATTGACTGCATCAGTATCTTGTGTACCTGCAGCTACAGATGTAATTTGGCGTGTAATATTATTAGCAGTATCACCTACAGATACAGCAGATGCAGTGGACTTCCAAGTGGAAGTTGTATTTCCAGATGCATTGTATCCGATTTGACCTTTAGCTGTAGATGCTACAGAATCAGAACCAATAGCTACGCCACCATCAACTAATACATTGCTATTATGACCTACTGCAACTACATCTGAATTATTCATTACAGTTGTTGTATCAATACCACCTAGGATAACAGAATGATTACCACTAATATTACGGTTGTTACCAACTACAATATCATTAGTACCATTAGTTACAGTATTACTAACACCTGCTACGAAGTTATCAGTTGCTTCACTACCATTAGTACCAGTCACAGTATTATTAACCCCAATGATGGATGTACGTAATACCCAATCAGCTTTGTTACCGCCACCGATTGCCATTGTAGCACCGCCACCATTATTATTCTTAATAACATCACGTAGTTTACCAGCGAATTCAGCTGCATCAGTTGTAGCTTTTGCAACGTTTCCTAAAGATGTAATGGAGTTAGTAATTTCATTACCAGCACCATATACTAGAGAACCATTTGTATTAGCAGTACGGTTAGCAACACCACTGATAGTATTAGCTACACCTACAGAAGTTCTATCTGCAAACCAACCACTACCTACACCAGCTGCTGTCTTAGATTCAATACTATTCAAAGTACCAGTAATAGTAGAACCAAAGTTTTGTGAAGGTGTAGAGAAACGACCACCTGTATAGGAGCTAGACATGATATTGAATGTACCTGTATTAGTAGTCAAAGCACCATTACTAAAGCTATTAGTACCAATAGTTGTACTATATGCATTTAAGTTTTGTGCACGAGTACCATTAGTATCAGTATTCATATTAACGTCACCAATTTTACCGATATAGTTATGATTACCAACCATAGTACTACCTGTACGAGCATATGTATTATTACCAATAGCAATACCAGTACCAGCTCTATTTACATCAGTTGGAATACGTGCAGAAGAGAAATCATCACCACTATAAGGTGTTTGATTAAAGGATAATGATGCTTCTACACCACCAGACATGTTTTCTACATGTGCATTATTACCAATAGCAATACTAGCATTTTGTCCTACATAGTTTTCTACTTTAGCGGATTTACCAATAGCAATATCTTTAGTATTATTAGCTACAGAACCTGTACCGTATGCGATACCATTACCAGTACCAGCTGTATTGTCTACAGCAAATCCAGTTGCACTTAGAGAACTTAAAATAATTGCTGTCATTAGAATTTTAGATGTTTTCATGATTTTATCTCCTTATTAAATAAAAGTTATACCCATAGGAGATCAACTCCTATGGGTAAGTATTATATGAATATTGTGTTTAGATCAAGCTTACGACCAAATTGTCTCCAATACGATAAACAGTATGGAAAAGGTCAATGTTATCCATTAAGAATTTATATTGTTGAGCCGTAAGGAATCCTAAGATAGTATCCTTATCACTTGTATAGTATGTGCGTAAATTAGATAAGAATACCTCATCATCGCTAAGATTACCTTGTTGCCAAACATATCTACCTTCTTCACAGAAGGAAAATCCTGGGAATACTTTAATATATTCGTTATCCCAATAAGATTGCATTAACATTTTTCTTTTGATATCATATACGATATCTAACTGTTTATGATTGTACATTTGATCACCTATACTAGATCTTCAGGATCATAGAAATCCTGAGTATCTTGTTTTTCTTCCTTCTCAGTTACAGGGATGTCTAATTCGACACCACGGGATTCCATGATTTCCTTAATTTTTTGATTATCCCCATATCCTTTTTCTAATAGGACATGAGTTAAATCATGTGGACCTTGATCTGTTAGGAAAGAGAAACCTTTATTAGGTTGCATAGTCCCATCAGATTGAACGACCCACTTACGTAATTCGAGCTTATAAGCTCTATCATTCCAGCTCATTTCAGAAATCTTGAGAACTGTATTACCACGTTCATCAAATACTTCATCAATACCATCTGGATTAATGTTAAACTTAAACTCCATTATATCCTCCAAAAAATAATAGACTGGGGAAGATTAATCCCCAGTCATATCATAATTTAATTATTTTTGTGGACGGAATAATCCATCGGATACAACTTGACGGCTTACATATTTACGAAGCAATTTCTTAGTTGTATCTGGATGTAATTGTTTAATTTCCAATAAACGACCAGAATAGCTATTAGTATTTACTGGAGCACCAGGAATTACTACATAGTCATATTGGTTACCATAAATGAAACCTAAGATAGATTCGATAGTAGCACCATAAACAACTAGGTTGCTATGAATACCATCGGATGCTAATGCATAAGATACACATTGGTTACGGAAATTGTCATGGTTTGCATTATCTTTACCAAAGTCAATAACTGTATCTTTTAAGATATCAATTGCATCGTTAGTAAGACGGAAGCCCATTGCAGTTTCCGTAACAGTACCGTTTTTAACGGAAGAACGGATATCGGATGCACCATTATAACGTGCTACCATTTCCAATTCTTTAGTAGATGCATTTTCACCTACATTATCGAAACCGAAACGTTCAACAGCTTTCAAACGAGTATCGTGTTCGTTATCAGAGCCATTGTATTCAAATACTAATCCTATACCGATTTGTGGGCTATTAGTGAATACGATATCACGGCAGCCTACATAATCAGCAAATACATTACCAAGACGATTAGTGAGAAGTTCACATAATTCGCTTGTACTAATTGTCTTTGTTTTGTAATCGCTTTCAAAAACTTCAGGAGTAACTTTAAGCTCAATACGCTTTTTATCCCCTTTGTCGTTTCCTTTTTCATCTCGACGAGTTTCACGAGAAGCACGTTGAAGTACTTCACTTAAAGATTGGAATCCGCTGTCGACTTTTGGAATTCCATTTACTAATTGATTAGACATAGCTAGTCCTCCTTTAAAATAAAAGAAATTATTCTACTGTTAGGATCATAGTAAATATTAATCACCTAACTTCACCATTATAATATATCAATATATCTAAATTTAAAAGACATGTAATCCAGGTAGATCATCCATACCAACATATTTAACTATAAAGGTACGATCATTTCTATCTTGGATAAAGAAGAAGTTACCTTTAGCCTTATATAATAAGATATCATGATAATATTCAACGATGGTATAATCTACTATACGATCTTGTACTATAGCTTCAAGAGCAAATAAGTCACCAGGTCGTAATTGAGCACCATCTTTAACTTCAAATAATACATTGATTACTCTGAAGTTATAATGGAACCAGTACATGAATAGAATATTTTGTAAAGCTATCTTAATAGCTTGGTCAGTATTATCATATTCTAATCCACGACTGTCACAAATGGAAATAAGAGTATCACAGACCTTAGGGTCTAATTTGACAAATGATACAATATTCTTCAATGGATCATTTAGATATAGATCTACACTAAAAGCATAATCTTTATGTGCAATGTCATACATCATTAGATCATATGCTCGTTTATATTGTCTCATTGAACTGTCATTTTCGAATTCATCTTTACATAGAAACTTGCCAAACTTCTTATTATCCATAGGATTATCAATATTAAGTCGACTAGTATAGTAAGGATAATTCATTGCTTCATATGGGCAGTAGATACTAATACATAATTCTTTCTCCCCATTCTTTAAAGTACATACTTCGAAAAACATCTTACAATGTATCTCTAAAGGTATATACTCATCTGTTTTGTACTTATCAATAAGTAACTTATCTCCTATTACAGGAGTAACTTTATAAAAGTCTTTGTCTTTACGAGATACTATTCTGTATAATTCTGTTATTTGTCCGAATTGATCTTTCTTACAAAGCTTTTGACCGACATTATACATATCCAATTTATATTCACCTCCTTCGATCAAGATTATAATATATGAATGAATGATATTATAAGAGTCCTACTTAGCTAGTAAGTAGGACTCATTATATTATAATACCTTCATAGCTATTTTAGCATATTTACCTGCATGTTTAAGAGTTGGTGCTGTAATAACAAAGGAGTCATCACAGAACTCACTACGTTGATAGTAATTAGAGAAGTTAAATTGTTTGTCGTTCTTAAGTACTACCTTAAGATATTTATGGAAATCATTTAATACTCTAGCTCTAATCTTAACTAACTCTTTATCTTTCTTAGTACGATCTTGTTTAATTAGATCTTCGCTAATCTTAAGATTTAGATAATACATCTTAGCTAGTTCATATTTCATTCCTTCAATATTATTAGCTCTATCATATTCCATAAGCAATCTATGAGATTCCATATAGATAGATTGATAACTCTTATTCTTTAAGAAGTTCTTAACGAATAGATTTCCTCTAGCATCAAACTCAAAGCCAATACTTTTTTCTTGTAATAACTTAGAAGTCATTCTTCTATGATATATAGTATTAGCTCTATTATATGCTTTAGTCATATTAACTGAATTGAATTCCATATAAGGATTCCAGCCAAATTCTAGTAAAGCTTGTTTTAATTCATCTGATTGAGTTCTAGTATATTCTAGACTTAGATATCTTACATTAGACATCCAGTCTAAAATAACTTTCTTATCATATGATTTACCTTCATAGATTTTCTTATAGTCTCTTAACCATTCATCAGCTTTATCTTTCCATTTGCTAGGCATATTACCAAATGTACTATTACGTTTGAATACTTCGATTTCATGTGGGATATAGAATGGTATCGTATTAGGTAGATTTCTAATAGGTTGTACATCTTCCATAGCAGATTCAACTATAGGGAAGTAATAGTAATCATCAAATCCATTACTAGTGAATACACTCTTTAGGAAGTTATACATAGTTTCATTATTACAACCAAATACTTCCATAAGACGCATATCAGATATACGAATTAAGGAGATATCCATAGATTGTACATCGTGCCATTGTTTTTCTAATTCCTCTTCAGTATCACAAGGTAAAACTATAAAGATACCAGAGTTTAATGACCAAGATTTAAGATATTCAGTCTCACGTTTCTTACCACGTAATTCAATACCATAATCTCTAGCTCTATCCAAATCAGATAATTGTAATCCAGATTCACTTAATGCTAGATCATCATAAGGAATCTCAGAATTAAGGTACTTAGAACGAAGTTCTTTAAATCGTTCTACATTAGACTTACCATAGATTTCAATAGACTTATCATCACTATGACGTTTCATCTCAGCAGATAAACTATTATAATCATTCCAGTCATCCATTAATTGGTCTTCAGAAGAATATTTATCATCAAGTACTTTATACATACCAGAATCATTAACTTCTTTTACCTTCTTATTATTGGTATCACTAGAATCATCATCTTCTTCTAGCATATCTTTAGTCTTAACAAAAGCCGGAGCCTCAATCTCTAGAATGGTCTTATATGATTTGGTTCTTATTTTAGATTCTAAGTCTACTGCAAAGTATCCATTATTATCTTCCATAATCATGGTTCCTTCAGGGAATTCTTTTAGCTTAGACTTAGCTGTATTTACATCTAGGATATCACATAATGGAAGAGATGTATCGTATAACTCAGATTCAATACTATATATAGCATTCATTAGAGTTAACTTATTATCTCTATCTAAATCAGATTCTGTAAAGTCATCATCATATTCTAATTGATCTTTAGATAGCATAACTTTACCAGTGATTTCTTCATATAGATTGATAGCATTCTCCCAAGTAACTCTATCTCGTTTATGTCTATAAGACTTATAGAATTTATCTTGTAAGAATGGTTCTTTATCTACTATTTCAGTTTCTTCATTATCAGATTTAACTCTTAATTTAGTTGACTTCTTATCATCAACTACACCAAAGCCATCTTTTTCTCCACTGAAAGAATGTCTATGTGGAGTATATTGG